TCTGAAATGCCTCGGAATTATTAATTTGGTCTTTAAAGTTAAGATTTAAATTTGGACCTTGTAGTTGAAATTCATTAGTTAGTGTAATAGGTTCAAATATAAATTCTACTTGAAATGAAGTAGGATCTGATATTTTATCAACAACCCAGGTTTGAGATTTTAAGCCAAATCTTTCAGGAAGAGGCTCATATAATTTTACTAAAACACTATAGTCCTCAGTAGTTGTATCTAATAAGAAATTATTAGCAATTACTAAATTATTATCACCTAAATTTAAATAAAAATCATCAAATTGTCTCCCAAATCTAGAAGAACTAAATTCAAATGAAGCTGAAACTAGTTGATCATTAGTTAAAAAATTAGTATCTAACCTTAACTCGGTTCTACTAGGAGAAATTTCTTTAATAAAGAAAGGAGTATCTACAGAAGAACTTAAAAATTCTCTATAAAAATTATAGTTAATTATATATTCCCCAGTACTAAAAAAATAAGATTCTAAATCAGCTACAGGATCTACTTTTATATTATTTAGAATAAATTGAGACCCTAAAGTATTAGTTGAATCCTGATAGGTTTGATAATTAATAAAATTATAATCAGTTGCAACTATTTGATTATTTAAATCATAAATAAATACTTCAATAGAATCAGTTTCAGGGTTAAATTCTGTAGAAATTTGGGCTGATTGAATTAAAAGTAAATCGTCTGTCCTATACTGTTGTTGTGTAGGGATCGTATAATTAATCGAAGTAACTATAGTATTAGACATTAGTAATATTGTTTATTAAAGTATTTGAAACTGATGCTGAAGGAGTTAATATATTAGATAATTCAAAGATTTGTTGTTGTAATTCTAAGTTTTCTTCTCTTAACTGAGTTATTTCATCAATTAAATCTTGCACATTATCTGGACTTAAATCTAACCCTAAATAAGCAGCACTTTGTTGAACTAAATATTCATGAGAATTGGTACTACCTGTAGCAGGAATATTATAAAATATATTATTATATTGGATAAAAAAGGCATTTACATCTGGAGGAGCTGTAGAGCTAGTAACCAATCCAGTAACAGGAACTAATTCACTAAATTGAGTGTCAATAGTTTTTTTATACTGTTCTGGGTTAAAAAGTGTCCTAGAAAAGCTTACTTGTTCAGCCATTATCCGTTAATAACTTTAAAATTATAATTACTATCAAATACTAATGTAGTCCCTCCTACAGTAGTTTTTATTAATATAGTATAATATCTTTCAGGCTGCAAGCCGTTCATGTAAACTGTAAAGAAACTACTTGTAGTATCAGCACTAATCTGAGTATAGTTTGGGTCAAAATCTATTACATATTCATTAGTATCTAGATCCTTAATAGCCCAATATGAAGATCCTGAAGGTAAATAGTAGTTGGAAGTGTAAATTGAAGCAGTTTGGAATACTATCTGTGGGAATTGAGGGCGACAATCTACTCTAAACTGTTGAACACTTTGACTATAAAAGAATCCTTCATTATTAATAATAGAAGCATATAATTGAGAAGTACCTATAACTGGTATATCTGAAGAAGTTACATAAGTAAAATCATTCCATTTAATCTCTAGTACAGGAGGGTATATAGTATTAGTATCTACTGAGTAGTATTGTAGTACGGGTTGTACAGCTTTGGTTTGATTGAATTCAATTCCTAAGTTATAGTTTGCTGGATTATCTTCCCATTTAACTATAAATCCTTCATTTGCGAATGAGCCACTATTCCAACTGCTTACAAAATTAGTAACATTTACATTTAAATCTTTATCAGAATGGTAAGTAAAAGTTTGGCTAGCTGAAGGTAAAATATACCAGTTACCCCCACCAGCGTTTGATCCTGAATATGAAGCTGTAACTCCTGCACCAAGACTAGAAGTAGCCCAAGCAACCCCATTAGCATAGTTTCTCCACTTCCAACTAGTACCATCAGTAGAAATAGGTTGATCAAGATATTTACCAGTTCCCATTCCCCAAGATCCAGAAACAGCATGTATTTTTAAAGTATAATCAACGTTAATACTTTGTGCGGTAGCTATAAAACATTTAAAATCAGCAGCCCATTGAGAGTTACTTACATAGGTATTGAATACACTATTGATTTCACTTTGATCAAACTGAACTAAATATCGTGCTACTTGAGGGTTAGTATTGACTGCAAAATTTAAATTAGATACATCTAAAATCTCATCTAATCCCGTATTCATTTGAGGGAATAGAGAGTATAATGTAGCGTCTTGCTTTGGAAATAATTTATATACAGCCATGTCTTAGAATGTTACTACTTTGCCTTGAATATCAGAATTAGGATACTTTACCTCAAAAATCATAGGATCAATTGAAGGGTAAATTATATTATTTACAGTAGCCCCCGGAATATCATAAGAATATTGTGAATATCCTAAAGCGGTTCCTACTTTATTTACTACATTTACATTTTTAACAGTTTGAACTCCTTCAATAGCATCTAAAAGTAAATATAAATCTCTTAAAAGTATTGGTTGATTTATTTGCCAATTATTTAAGTTAAAGTATGTTTGTAAAGCATTTATACAAAGGAATAATACATTGTTTGAATTATAATTTGGAAGTACTATAATTTCAAAATTTACTCCAATATTAATAATAAACGCATCTTTAATATTTACAAAATCGTTTACTATTCTGTATTGAGCTAGATAGGTTGATAAATTTTGTTTTAAAGCAGGACTAGCAGTACTCAAATATCCATTTAAATCTTGACTTAAAACATATAAATCTAACGTTGATGGGATTTGTCCTGGGAGAAGATTTGCTGCTTTTTGGGTTTCAATATATGCTTTAGATATAGTACCGTATTGAGAAGGTAATGAAAGAGCTCTTACTAAGTAATCGTCTTGCGTTACGTTACGTTGTTGGGTTTGGAATTGAAGTAAAGAATTTTGTCTGATTTGCTCAACTGTATCCCCATCGCCACCACCATCAGCTGCTAAAATATTATTAGTAGAAACACTGTTAAATACATAGTTAGCAGCATTAGCATTTAAATTAGCATTTAAAAAACTTACAGTACTTGTATTTAAATCAGTTAATGTTCCTGCAGGGGCGTTTGCTGTAGCTCCTCCCCCAGTTAAGTATCTTACAGTTAAAGTCGTATTAACAGGAGCTATACCATAAGTTCCGGTATATAAGAAGTTAGACGGGTCATAAGCCGTGGTTAACTTCATTTGCTCGAATGGTAAACCAAGTCCCACATTATCGGGGTTAGGTGTTATAATCTCGGCAGTATCAGCGGGATTACCTGCTCCAAATTGAATTTGTAATGTGGTAGAATTTAAAAATCTAGTAACAAATCGTTTTGGTTCTTTTTTATATTTTAATAAATAAGGAACATTATTACTGTACTGTGAAAAATTAGGGTCATTAGTATTAGCATTTTTTAAAGGCATTGGAACTAATTCTTGACCCAAATAAGGAACTTCATACCACTTATTACCCTCAGTATCTGTAACATCTAAAATTCCAACTATATTAGCTTGATTTAGTTCTACAGTTTGAAAAGCTTCATAATTGCCAAAAGAAAAAGTAGTAGTATTAATAGTAGCTGAAATAGCCTTTCTAGTCTTTTTTAATAGATAATATTCAGGATTACCATTATTAATACTATATACTGAAACTTCGGTTGGGTCTGTTGAACTAGAGAAACTAAAATCAGTACTATCTTGAATTAAAAAAGATGAACCACCAGAAAGACTATTATTTACTACAGTATTTTCTGCTAAAAACACACAATAGCTAAAATCAGGGGCATATGGAAAACCTCCTAAAGCTGGGATTTGTTGGTAAATATCTATGTCAACTGTAGCTACACTAGTAACTTTGGGTGTATAACCAAACATATAAGCCAGAGCAAATAGATTTTTATTTTCTCTAGCGTATTCAATAAAAGTTTCTTCAATTTGATTATCTAAATAAAATGACATTACATCACCTACATAAGATGCCATTTCCATAAACATCATACCTACAGATGATGGGGTAAAATCATTGTAAGTAGTAGGAAAATACGTTTTAGCGTAGTTAATTAAGGTATTTCTATATGTGTTGAAATCCTTGTTTATGTAATTTATATCTCTAGTTATAGTAGCCATTTTAAGCAAAATTAAATTCTAAAGTATCGTTTATGTTTGTATTTCTTACACTGTATTCTATAGATACTGTTAGAGTGTTATAATCTTCTTGAGGAGAAGTTGTTATTTTTTCTACAATTACTTGAGGAAAGTAAGTTGCTAGATCTAAAGAAATTATATCTTCTAATATACCTATATTTCCTTCAGTAATAGCTTCAAATAATCTATTTTGTAAAGTACTCCCAAATGTAGGATTTAAACAACGTTCTCCTTGATTTGTTAAAAAATAATTAATTAAATCTGCTTTTATAGTATCCTTAGTTGTATAAGTAGTTCTAAAAACACCAGGATTATTTAAAGGCAAAGCAATACCTATTCCAACTGAGGGTTGGAAATCTAAAGGGGATATTTGCCTTACATTAAATGCCATTATTTTTTATTCATTAAGCCCATAATCATATCTAGACCTACATTACCTTCTGGTAACTTAGAGCCTTCACCTGAGGTGTTCATACCAGGAGCTACTTGCAAAGTATTAGCAGTTATACCCATTCCTCTGGCATCCATTGAGTTAAATGAAAGAGTATCTTGACCTCTTCTCATGTCACCCATAATACTTTCCATCATAG